TCTTTCGATGCTTGGAACTAACTAAGCAGCTAGGGATGCTCTCGGAAGGGGTCAACGCCTGGCTCAAGCTGGTTAAGAACAATCGAATACATCACCACTGTTCAGTGGCAACTAACACACATAGGTGTGCTCATAGAAAACCAAACTTAGGACAAGTTATCAGTGACCCACGATTCAGAAAACTCTTTACCGCCTCCCCTTCCATGGTTATGGTCGGTGCTGATTTGGCTGGTATTGAGCTCCGCATGTTGGCTCACTATCTGGCTAGGTATGACGAAGGTCGTTATGCCGATGTCCTCCTCAATGGTGACATACACCAAGAAAATGCTGACAAGATAGGTATCTCTAGACGCCTTGTTAAGACCGTTACATACGCCTTCCTTTATGGAGCAGGTGATCAGAAGATTGGATTGTCTTATGACTCACAGCTACAAGCCTCTGAGGCGAAGAAGAAAGGGGCTGAGATACGGCAGGCCTACATGGATGCTATCCCGGGCTTACAGAGCCTTGTGGAGGCCACTAAGAAGGCTGCTCAAAGAGGTTACGTCCGTTCCATTGACGGTCGTCATATCAATGTTGATTCCGGGCACAAGGCCCTGAACTACCTGCTCCAGTCAGGGGCGGGTGTGGTGGCGAAGAGATGGATGGTTATCACCCAACAAGATCTCTGGGACGACTGCCACCAACTAGCTTTCGTACATGATGAATTGCAGTACGAATGTTCACAATCATTAGCTAATGACCTGAAAACCAAGCTAGAGCTATCAGCTGTCATGGCTGGTGAGTATTACAACCTCCGAATCCCTATTGCTGCTGAGGGGAAGATCGGTTCCACCTGGGCAGATGTACACTAATTATGGCTGTTAAATCTAAGACTGCACTTGGTCGCGTTGAGTTCAAATCTCGTGCCAAGTTCAAACACACTAAGCAAGGTCAAGGCACAAGGTCTCTTCCTTCGCACGGGCGTAAGCTACGGCGGGGGCAAGGTAAGTGAGTCTACTTATCGATGCTGACTACGTTGTCTACAAGTCCTGTGCTGCGTGCGAAACTGAAATCGACTGGGGATGTGATGTCATCACAGTTACCAGCAGATTCAGTGACGCCTATTCCATGGTCGAACGGGAACTCTATGCGATCGCTAGTGACCTTGGATCTTTTGATGATTCTATTCTGTTCTTCTCTGATAGTATCAACTTTCGTAAGAACCTGGATCCAAGCTATAAAGGACACCGAAACCGCAAGAAACCGTGCGGATACAAACGGGTCATCGAAACGCTCAAGAAAGACTACCCCGTTGTAATCCTTCCTGAGTTAGAAGCTGATGATGCTATTGGCATCTACGCTACCAAAGAAGAGGGACACATCATATGTAGTCCTGATAAAGACATGAGGCAGATCCCTGGTGATCTCTTCAACCTTACTGATGAAGTTGTAACCATCACCAAAGAAGAAGGTGATCGGTGGCATCTCATCCAAACAATGGCGGGAGATCAAACAGATGGTTATGCAGGTATTCCTGGTATTGGCATCAAGCGAGCAGAAGCTCTCCTTGATAAAGATGGGGCTACCTGGTCAACTGTTGTAAAGGCATTTGCTGAGAAGGATCTCGATGAAGAGACTGCACTTCTGAATGCACGTCTCGCCAAGATTCTTCAAGCAGAGAACTATGCATTCCCCGATCAAACAATCAAACTTTGGACCCCCTGCTCCAGTGATCGACACGACGATAGAGCAGAAGTTCAAGTTGCGTCAGATTGAAGACGCTCTCAACCACCCTGAGACAAAGAAGGAAGACATTATCACTGTCTTTATGGCCCTGCAACAGCAGACATTCATCTTAGGGAACAATATCACCAACCTCCTTAAAGCATGGCCAACAGTAACCTCTCCGGTCCCACCTACTACCGACGAGGATCCATACAAATTTGGGACTTTATTCGAGACCAAAGACTAAATTTCCACCTTGGTAACGCTATCAAATATATCTGCCGAGCAGGCTACAAAGATGACCGCATCACTGATCTCCGAAAAGCAATCCACTACCTCCAAAACGAACTTGAAAACGAAATCCTTCATCAGCGAGCAAGCGAAAGAGTTTCGCCGTGGTTTCCAAGTGACGAACAGTACGACGCCAGCTTCACGGACTGGACAACGGACTTTGATCGTTGAAGAGTTCAAGGAGTTCCTTGATGCAGAGAGTCAACTGCTTCATGGTTTCACAATCAATGCGTCTGACTGTCTTAAAGAACTAGCTGACCTTGTGTATGTTTGCTATCAGTATGCAGAGAATCTTGGTTGGGATCTTGATGAAGCCCTCAATCGAGTACATGAAAGCAACATGACAAAACTTGGTGAGGATGGTCAACCCATTCGTCGCCACGATGGAAAGGTATTGAAAGGACCTAACTATCAAGCCCCTGACCTCACTGATCTCGTTTAATAATGTCCCCCACCACTGAATTGATTGCCCGTACTGGGCGTGTACAAAACTGGATCGACGACCCCACTTCTCGCCTTCCAGTGAGCTGCACCGTGTTTGTCGTTGAAGACAGCATGGAAGGCCCTGATGGAATTGAAGCCTCTTGGAGATTCGTCTCCCACGCTCTCCGCTTTGGAGCAGGAGTTGCGGTACATCTATCTAAGCTCCGCCCCCAAGGAAGTGAAAACGGAAAGGGTCTTACTGCTTCTGGCCCTGTTAGCTTCGCAAAAATCTACTCAACGTTGAATGAAACCCTCCGTCGTGGGGGTCATTACAAGAATGGTGCTGTGGTGTGTCACCTTGACCTGAACCATCCCGATATTCTTGATTTCATCCAAGCCTCCCGTACTGAATTGGCATGGGTGAAGCGTTGCGTCAATATCAACAATCATTGGTGGGAAGAAGCAACCCCCAATGTACGTGCTGCTCTCCTACAAGGTATTCGACAAGGTGACATCTGGCTCAACAAAACAAAGGTTGATAAACACGGGCGTCGAATCCGTGGGAACGTATGCCTGGAGGTGTATCTGCCCTCACGGGGAACCTGTCTCCTGCAGCATGTCAACCTCGGCGCTTGCCAACTCGATGACCTTCCACGTGCATTCGTCAACGGAATGTCCGAGTTGTGCGCCCTCCATGCCAAGACAGGTGTCGATGATAGCGGGGAGTACCTCCCTTCAGAGACAGATCGCCAGGTCGGTCTCGGAATGCTCGGATTGGCCAACCTGCTCTCTGCTCATGGGGTGACCTATGCAGAGTTTGGAGAGGCTCTAGAGCACCTGTTGGATGGTAAGGTAGACAACTACCGCACCAAGGGTTATGCCATCGCTGAAGCCCTTCAGAGTGCCATCAATCAAGCTGCTCAGGTAGCTCGATTCAATGATATGGAGCGAGCATTTGCTATTGCTCCTACTGCCTCTTGTAGCTATCGCTATGTAGACCGCAAAGGCTATACCACCTGCCCAGAAATTGCACCACCCATTGCCCGCCATGTTGACCGTGATAGCGGCACCTTTGGCGTCCAGAGCTACGACTATGGCGATGTAGAAATCGCGTCGGAAGTTGGCTGGGATGCATATATGAAAGTAGCTAACGGCATTGTCCGACTCTTAGACAATACGGGACTTCTTCACGGTTATAGCTTCAATAGTTGGTCTGATGTGATCACCTATGACGAAGCGTTTATCGAAGAGTGGCTTGCCTCACCGCAAACCTCCCTTTACTATTCGCTTCAGGTTATGGGAGACACTCAAGACAAGACTAATGCATACGCTGCATTGTCTGAGTCAGAGGTTGACGATTACCTGGAGTCTATTCTTAATGATCCTGCTCCACAGTGTAATTGCGGCGAATGAACCCCTATCAGAAACTACTCAATCGTAAAAGAACCTGGACCCCAGTTCAAACAACTGCTGGCAAACTTGCTGATGGTGCGGAGGAGACAATCTTCCGTGCCTTGGCTATCCGTCATATGGAGCTGCCAGTTGGTGATTTCATTACTGATGCTTTAACTCATGAAGTACCGGAGATGGCAAGGGAGCTTCTTGTCTCCAATGTCCGAGATGAAGAGAAACACGACCTTGCACTTGGTTACATCGCCAATGCTATCGGCGTTGATGAGAAGGCTGAAGAAGAAGCCAAGCGACTCCGTGACGCCTGGACTTCTCATCCAGATCACACGATCCTCAAAGCGTTGGTTGCCGAGCGTGCGATTTTCTTTGTGCTCCTCCCGTTCTTCCGATTTAACGGTGATGCTGGACTGAGGACTGTCTCTGCTGACATTTCTCGTGATGAACAAGTCCACGTTGCAGCCAATAGCTTGGTGGCTACTGAGCTTGGTCTCAGTGCTTCTCCTAGTTTGGATCGCCTCAGGAAGGCAACCATTAATTGGGTAATGCAACCACTAGGTAGAAATACCCAGTCTAAATATTTGGACAAAAAATTTTGGCTGGATGCGAGCGATCGCTTGATGTACGAAGGAAAGGCACCTGAACTTTCTGAGACACAACGTGGTCGGATGATTAGCTTTTTTGAACATTCCAATGTCAATCTGCCTCAATACGGTTAAACAGTGTAAGTCCTGTAAGCAGAGCAAATCTCTGGATTCCTTTTATTCGGAGCCCAGGGTCTCTGATGGTAGAACGGCTAGATGTAAGGCGTGTATTAAAAATGCAGCATCTATCCACTACGACATAAATAAAGGTGATGTTCTGAAAAGGCGCAAGGCCGAGTATTCTTCCGAAAAGGAAAGAGCTAAAAAATTGAAGAACACATACGGCATGTCAGTTGAGCTGTATGAGCACATGCTGAAGGAACAGGGCTACAAGTGCAAGCTCTGCCCGTCAACAGACCCACGTCACAACTCAGGCAGATTTGTGGTTGATCATTGTCATATCACTGGACAAGTCCGTGGCCTTCTGTGCAGTGAGTGCAACCTGATGCTAGGCAAAGCAAAGGACAACATCACCACCTTACAAAATGCAATCGACTATCTCTCTGAGTACTCTCAAGCTTCACAACGAGAGGCTTAACGATCTAATTAAAGAATTAGAAGACAACTTCTCATACCCCACCCCAAACCCTAACGATACGATCGAGACCATCATGTTTAGAGCTGGTCAAACGACTGTCGTTGAGTGGATCAAACGTAAATTGGATGAAGACTAATGTGTTTCGGTGGCGGAGGGGGCAATCGACCAGCCCCCGCTCCTGTTTTACCTCCGGCTCCTAAGCCGGTGATGCCCTCGGCTCCTCCCGTGGCTCCCCCTTCTATTGCTCCTAGTACTCCCGCACCTATTCAAGGTGCAGGTGATGAGCCTTCCCTCCGTACTAAGCGGAGCAAGCGTGACCAACAAGGTCTCCTGTCCAAGGGTTCCTCTCAACTTCGCATCCCCCTTAACTCGGGTGGTGGTACTGGAGGACTGAACCTGTGACAGCAAGAACTAGATACGATGCTCTAGCGAGTAACCGTTCTCAGTTCTTAAACGTTGCAGTTGAATGTAGCCGACTCACTCTCCCTTACCTGATCCAGGAGGAGAATGATCGTTCCAATCACCGTCGCCTTGTCACTCCGTGGCAGTCGGTAGGTGCTAAAGGTGTTGTGACGCTGGCATCTAAGTTGATGCTGGCGTTGCTGCCACCTCAGACTACATTCTTTAAGCTGCAAATTCGTGACGACAAACTAGGTACTGAGATCCCTGCAGAGATTAGATCCGAGATGGACCTGAGCTTTGCCAAGCTTGAACGTATGGTGATGGACTCCATCGCTGCTTCAAGTGATCGGGTGACAGTCCACCAAGCCATCAAGCACCTCGTGGTGGGAGGTAATGCCCTCCTGTTCATGGGTAAGGATGGTCTGAAGCACTTCCCCCTCAACCGTTACGTGGTTAATCGTGACGGCAATGGAGACTTGCTAGAGATCGTTACCAAAGAGCTGATTGATCGCAAGCTAATTGAGATCCCTGATGTTATCCCTAATGCTCCTGGGGATGACGGAGATAAACAAGGAACAAAGGACGATGACGTTGAGGTCTACACCTACGTTCGACTAGAGAATGGTCGTTGGGTATGGCATCAGGAAGCATTCGATAAGATCATTCCTAACAGCCGTTCCACTGCACCAAAGAATACTAATCCGTGGCTCGTCCTACGATTCAATACAGTAGATGGTGAGGACTATGGAAGAGGAAGAGTAGAGGAGTTCCTTGGTGACCTCCGTTCTCTTGAAGCTCTTTCACAAGCATTAGTTGAAGGTACTGCTGCAGCTGCAAAGGTTATCTTCACTGTGTCTCCTTCCTCTACAACCAAACCACAGACCATTGCTAACGCTGGTAACGGTGCCATTGTCCAGGGCAGACCTGATGACATCGCTGTTATTCAAGTTGGCAAGACAGCTGACTTCCGTACTGCACAAGAGATGGTTGGGATGTTAACTCAACGCATCAGTGAAGCATTCCTTGTCATGAATGTCCGTGACAGTGAACGTACCACTGCAGAAGAAGTCCGTATGACACAGATGGAACTAGAGCAACAGCTTGGTGGTCTCTTCAGTCTACTTACTGTTGAGTTCCTGGTTCCCTATCTGAACCGTAAGCTCATGGTTCTCCAACGAGACGGTGAGCTACCCAAGATTCCTAAGGATCTTGTGAAGCCAACAATCGTTGCTGGTATTAATGCCCTTGGTCGTGGTCAAGACCGTGAGTCTTTGACTGCATTCATTGGCACCATTGCACAGACAATGGGACCCGAAGCAATGATGAAATACATCAATCCAGAAGAGGCTATAAAGCGCCTGGCTGCCGCTCAGGGTATCGATGTACTCAACCTGGTGAAGACGAGCGCACAGCTCCAGCAGGAGATGTCTCAGCAGCAGCAAATGCAGACCCAGCAATCCCTGGTGGAACAAGCTGGTCAATTTGCAAACTCACCATTGGCTGACCCGACAAAGAACACACAACTCTCGGAGATGTTTGGTGGACAACAAGCCAACCCGCCCACAGAAGGTGGCCAAGAAGCCCCTCCCCCCAGTCAGTAAGCCAGAGACTGTACCCGAAACTAAATACGCCCGAAGAACCCTCATTGGTAGCGAACTATCTGGTAAGAAAGTAACCAAAGTTGGACTCGGAAACCTTGAAGTAATTACCACCTATGACAAACACGCTGACGTATGATCCAACTGAACTCCCTGAAGGTGAACTGTCTGCTGAAGAACTAGATTCCCTGGAGGTTGGTGAGAAGCTAGCACAAGAACAACAAGAGCTGCTTGCTGGTAAGTACCGTAATGCAGAAGAACTTGAAGCTGCTTACCTTGAACTTCAACGGAAGCTTGGTGACAACAAACCTGACAAGGAAGAAGTAGAGACCGAAGTTGAAGACGACGGTCCTGATGATTACGAATCTACCCCTGCTGTTGGTCTGATTCAAGAGGCATCTGCTGAGTACTACCAGAACGGAGGACAACTGTCTCCCGAAACTCTGGAGAAGTTCAGTGAGATGTCAAGCCGTGACTTGGTAGAAGCATACATGCAACTCCAAGCACAACAACCACAACAACAATACGATGCACCAGACCTTAGTCAAGCTGAGGTTAACGTTGTACAGAATGCTGTTGGTGGTGAAGCTGCCTATAAGAACCTCGTTGGTTGGGCAGCAGAGAACCTTCCTTCCGATTACATCGACGCCTTCGATAGCGTGGTGGAGTCTGGCAACCTTCAAGCTATCCAGCTTGCTGTCGCAGGTCTCCGCGCTGAATACGAGAATGCTGTTGGCTATGAAGGACGGCTTCTTACTGGAAAGGCAGCAACTCAAACGGCGGATGTCTTCCGTTCTCAAGCGGAAGTAGTCCGTGCGATGAATGATCCTCGTTACGACAGTGACCCCGCCTACAGGCAGGATGTCTTCGACAAACTTGAACGTTCTTCTATCCAATACTGATGCTAACCACTAACGAATACGGTCAACAAAATCTCTTTGCTAAAGAACCTCCAATTATTATGACTGATCATCCTTACGGTGTGCCTCACAATGAGCGTGCTGAGAAGCTGAATGGTCGCCTGGCAATGCTGGGTGTCATCGCAGCCCTCGGTGCCTACGCTGTGACTGGGCAGATCATCCCTGGTTTCTGGTGATCTAATAGGCTCAGTATTGGCGAGTAGTACTGGGCCTTTTGTGTAGACGGGATATGAAAGTACTTCGCTTACTCATTATGATTCCTGTTCTAACTACATTGTCAGTCATTAGCTCCTGGTATGGCCCTGGTTTCCATGGCCGTCTCACAGCTAACGGCGAACGATACAATCAAAACGGCCTTACTGCAGCGCACAAGACACTCCCATTTGGAACCAGACTTAGGGTCTGCTTTCAGAGGTGTGCCGTTGTACGGGTCAATGATCGTGGTCCCTATCATGGTAATAGAGGACTAGATCTCAGTAAAGGTGCGGCTGATACTATCGGTCTCACTGGCAGTGGTGTTGGGAGGGTACAAGTTACTCGACTTAACTAACACTTCAATGTCAATTGCAATTGCCCAGCGTCCCTCAATTACTCGGGGCTGGGATTCTTACTTAAACTGGGTCACTTCGACCAACAACCGCATTTATATTGGTCATTTTGGTGTAGTAATGATTCCTGCATTACTCGCTGCAACGACCTGTTTTATCCTTGCCTTCATTGCAGCACCTCCGGTAGACATCGATGGAATACGAGAACCAGTGGCAGGCTCCCTACTCTATGGAAACAACATCATCTCCGGAGCTGTTGTTCCCAGCTCAAATGCCATCGGACTCCACTTTTATCCAGTGTGGGAAGCTAATTCGCTTGATGAATGGCTCTACAATGGCGGCCCCTTCCAGCTCGTCGTCTTCCACTTCCTCATTGGCATCTATGCTTACATGGGACGCGAATGGGAGCTTAGCTATCGACTAGGGATGAGGCCCTGGATCTTTGTCGCATACTCAGCACCTGTCGCAGCGGCGTCCGCTGTATTTCTTGTCTATCCCTTTGGGCAGGGCTCCTTCTCGGACGCTATGCCTTTGGGTATTTCGGGAACCTTCAACTACATGTTGGTTTTCCAAGCCGAACATAACATCCTCATGCACCCCTTCCACATGCTTGGCGTCGCTGGAGTGTTCGGTGGGTCGCTATTCTCTGCGATGCACGGTTCCCTGGTTACGTCCTCGCTGATCCGTGAAACCACTGAAGACATCTCTCAGAACTATGGCTACAAGTTCGGTCAAGAAGAAGAGACTTACAACATTGTTGCGGCGCATGGCTACTTTGGTAGGCTCATTTTCCAGTACGCTTCTTTTAATAATAGCCGCAGTCTTCATTTCTTCCTGGCTGCCTGGCCCGTTGTTGGCATTTGGTTTGCTGCTCTTGGTGTTAGCACTATGGCATTTAACCTGAATGGTTTCAACTTCAACCAGTCCTTGCTTTCTTCGGAGGGCAAGGTGATTAATACCTGGGCAGACATCCTCAACAAAGCTAACCTTGGCTTTGAGGTAATGCACGAGCGTAATGCTCACAACTTCCCACTCGATCTTGCTGCTAACAACATCGTGCCTATCGCTATGAAGGCACCTGCTATCGGTTAAAACTATGGCACTCGCTTATGATCCGAAGGCATCTAGCGTTGTTCCCAACTATGTTGTGAAGACGACTGGTGATCCCTTCTTTGTTACCGCTTACCCTGTCCCCTATGCCAAGGCAGGCTCCCTTGCTCAGTGCAAGAAGCTTAGCCCAAAGGGTGCAGAACAGGTGGCAACCTAATCCGTAAAGACGGACGGGGAGGTTTGAGCCCTCCCTTAGGTATTGGCTTTAGGCCTTCTACGGAAGATACCCTTTAGCCGCGCGGCTGTCAGAGCCTAAAAAATCTGACGAAAAAATTGATCATCTATGCTAGCAAAAGTCCCTGAGTTAGCCTGGGCTGCTGGCTTTTTTGAGGGTGAAGGACACATCAATGTCTCACCTAATACAAATAGCAAGCGGTACGGGTACAACTCTATGTGTACTCAGATCACAATGACCCAAAAGGGTACAGAGACAGAGCCTCCTGATGTTCTTGTTAAGTTTGCCGACCTGTTTCCAGGTGGTAAGATTTACAGAGAGAAAGGAAGAGCCATGTGGAGATACACCATTTCTAAGAAGTGGTATGTCAAAGCAGCGTTGAAGTCAATGCTCCCCTGGCTTGGTCAGCGTAGATCTGAGAAGGCACACGAATGCATTCGGGCAATTCTTAATTCCCCGTACAAAGTTAAACCCTAATCATGACTACCTGGAGCCCAATCCCCGGAACGGCACCGAACACTACTGCCACTTCCGTTGGTTCTATTAACAAGCACCCTGGCCTTGGCCTGACTCAAGGCGGTGCAGATTATGACGCTAAACATGCGACCTACCTTAAATTGTTCTCTGGCGAACTCTTTAAGGCATATGAGTCCGCATGTATTGCTAAAGGCACCGTTCAAAACCGCACCCTGAAGAACGGCAAAGCTCTGCAGTTCATCTTCACTGGTCGTATGGGCGCTTCCTACCACCAGCCTGGCACCCCTATCCTCGGTAGTGGTGATCCCCCGGTGGCAGAGAAGACCATCGTGATGGACGACCTGCTGGTTTCCAGCGCCTTCGTCTATGACCTCGATGAGACCCTTGCTCACTACTCCCTGCGTGGCGAGATCGCCAAGAAGATTGGCTACGCCCTCGCAGAAGCTTATGACAAAAAGATATTCCGTGTGATCGCAAAGGCTGCACGTGAAGCTCATCCGATCGGTGCTGCTGCTGGTACTACCCCCACGACTCCTGCAGTTCCTGCTGAGCCTGGTGGTTCCATCATCAAGCTTGGTGCTGGTAATGCCCTGAGCGCACAGCATCTGGTTGATGCCTTCTTTGAAGCTGCTTCCATCCTTGATGAGAAGAACCTTCCTAAGCAAGGTCGTACTGCCATCCTGACTCCTCGTCAGTACTACGCCCTGATCTCTCAGGTCGATACCAATATCCTGAACCGTGACTTCGGTAACAACCAGGGTAACCTGAACAGCGGCGAAGGTCTCTATGAGATCGCTGGTATCAGCATCCGTCGTTCCAACAACCTCCCCTTCCAGGCTGGCAACATTGCCCGTGTGGACGGTGAGAACAACGACTACTCTGGTGACTTCACCAACCACGCTGGTCTCATCTATCAGAAGGATGCTGCTGGTGTTGTTGAAGCTATCGGTCCTCAAGTTCAGACCACCTCTGGTGACGTGTCTGTCCTGTATCAGGGCGACGTGATCGTTGGTCGTCTCGCTATGGGCGCTGGCACCCTGAACCCTGCTGCTGCTATTGAGCTGCAGTCTGCCTGATAGGAGGTAATCCTGATGGCTGCTGGTGGTACTGGAGCTGGCACGGGTACTACCCCTGCTGCTACCGCTGTCCTGCCTACTGTGGCTGGACACACTGTCAAAGAGGTGACCTTCCCTCGTCGTAATACCGATGCTGGGTTGGCTGCTTATTCAATCAAGAGCGAGACCTACGATCCTCGTTCTGCTAACTACTGAGGTCTACTATGGCTGCTAACGTTTCTACTCCGTCTTACGGTGCTGGCGTGTGTGGCGATCCTACTGTTCGTGTTTCGGTTGCTCGCACCCGCAAGGCTTACGGTGGTACCGCTGTTGCTGCTTCTACTGTGAAGTCGGAAACCAAGGGTATGCGTGTTGCATATCCTGGCACGGAATGTAATATCCCTCTCATTCCGTAACACATCTGGGGACTCCTTCGGGGGTCCCTTTTTTTATTTATATTTATTGAGAATGATTCTCATTACTAACTATGTTCCCCACGACCTTTGATACTGAGACAGAACTCTCCAGCGTTAACTCAATTCTGGGGTGCATCGGTCAGTCCCCAGTTACCGCCTTGGATTATGAGAACCCAGAGATTGCTCTGGTAGCTAGAACCTTGAACGAGGTATCTAACCAAGTCCAATCTGAGGGTTGGGTATTCAACACTGAGAACCATTACCCGTTGGTACCGAATAACAATAAGGAGATCCTCTATCCAGAGAACGTCTTGCAGTTTGACCTCTCAGATTGTGAGCCAGCCTATGTGGATGTGATCAAACGATCTGGCAAATTGTACGATAAGATCGGACATTCTTACAAGTTTGAACGTACCCTCCATGCTGATGTGGTGTGGAAGTTTGGCTACGAAGATCTCCCCCACCCCTTTAAGCAATACATCACCTATCGAGCTGCACGTCTTGTCGCTACAAAGCTGACTGCAGACCCTGACTTGTACAAAATTCTGCTTGAACAGGAAGGCATGACTCGTGCTGCTGTCCTGGAGTATGAGTGCAATCAAGGTGACTACAACTTCCTCGGTTATCCACGTGGTACCAGGGGTAATAACTACAGACCCTATCAAGCACTGCAACGCTAATGGCAAACATCACGCAGAAGATCACCTCATATGTACACGGTATCTCTTACCAACCTGATCACCTGAAGCGTCCTGGTCAGGTAAGGAATCTGGTGAATGGATTACCTGACATTACCTACGGTCTACTGAAGCGTCCTGGTTCTGAGATCATTAAGAAGATCGAAGACGTTACTAAGGATGGTAAGTGGTTCACGATCTTCCGTGATGACCGTGAAAAGTATCTAGTACGACACCACGAAGGTAAGATCCGTGTGTGGTCTTTGATTGACGGAGAGGAAAAGACTGTTGCTTATGCAGCTGACCCTGAGGGTAAAGATGCTGCTACTGAAGCTACCTATCTGAAGGATGCTGGTCCTAAACAGATTGATGTCCTCACTGTTAATGACTATACCTTCCTAACTAATAAGATCCGTACCGTCAAGATGGGTGGTACGACAGCTAATGAACGACCACATGAAGCGTTCGTGTTGATCAAGGTAGCTGAGTACAACAGCCAGTACGACATCATCATCACAGCACCTGATGCTGTACAGGATAAGGAAGTGACTGGTGCTACTTCACTGTCTACCAGTGCTCCTCCTATGGGTCACAACGATGGTAGTTGTGGTAAGCAAGGGTATCAATCCTTCACAGTGAATGGTCCTGCTGGTAGCGGTAAGGTTAACCTAGCCTTCTCTCTGCTGACTACTGGTCAGCCTACATACTATGATCCTAATGGTGAGGAGTATGCTAACGCTAAGTGTAACTACTCTACCCAAGTCATTCTCAATAATGGTGGTGAAGGCTGGGAGGTAGGTGATACCGTCACTGTCAACATGAGTGGAGAGAACTATACCGTTCGTGTTAATAGTGTTGGTAAGTCACTGACCTATACCAAGCTGATCCCTACCACTCCCTTCCTCACTGTCAAAGATCAGACATCAGGTGCTATCAAATACGCAGACATCCTGCTGCACTTCAAGACAGAGATCGAAAAGGTTACAGGATGGGAAGCTAAGGTTATTGGTCCTGGTCTTTACATCAAAGGTCCTGAACCTTTTGCTATCTACGGTAATGGTGGTCGTACTGATGACACCATCTACGCCTTCACAGATAAGATCAACACTGTTGATAAGCTACCTGCACAATGTAAGGATGGTTATGTCGTCAAGGTGTATAACACTGGTGAACTAGAAGATGATTACTATGTGAAGTTCACTGGTCAAACTCCTGGTACTGATGGTGCTGGTGCATGGGAAGAGACAGTTAAACCTGGCATTCCTATTAACATCGATTACCAGACCATGCCACACCAGCTTGTTAGACAGGCTGATGGTACGTTCCTATTCCAACCTGTTGATTGGGACCTACGTGAAGTAGGAGATGAGAAGACTAACCCACAACCCAGCTTTGTCGATAAGAACATTAACAAGCTATTCTTCTATCGCAACAGGCTTGGTGCATTAAGTGATGAGAACATCATCCTCAGTAGACCTGGTGACTTCTTCAACTTCTTCTCTCAGTCTGCTATTGGTATCTCTGACTCTGATCCAATTGACCTAGCTGCTACCTCTACTGCTCCGTGTGAGCTACATGATGCAGTTGGTACAAAGATTGGACTGATCCTATTCAGTCGTGATAAGCAATTCTTCTTTGGTACATCCCAAGATCTCCTGACGCCTAACACTGCCAAGCTAGAGACCCTATCTACCTTTGACTACAACGAGTACCTACCTGTGGTGAACATGGGTACGACCCTTGGATTCACCAGTAGATCTGGTCAATACTCCAGGTTCTTTGAAATGGCTAACATCTCAGATACTGCAATGCCTGAGATCTTAGAGCAGAGTAAGATTGTCTCAGAGCTTCTGCCTGCTGATATTGATGAACTAGCAGAGAGTAGAGAGTCAACCCTCCTTGGCTTTGGTAAGCGTGGTGCTCAGGAGGTTAACCTCTTCCGTTACTTCAACAACGGACAAGAGCGACTGTTGTCTTCCTGGTTTAAGTGGACCCTTCCTGGTGAACTGATCCACCACACCATTGATAAGGACATTTATTACACTGTCATTCAGGCAGTCAATGAGGTCTTCATTGCAAAGCAACCTCTCAGTATTACCAGTGAGGACTATGTGGTACGGGATACCTTTGTCTCCTATGCACCTCGTCTTGACCTGAGAGCTGTTGTTAAGAGAGCTGATCTTAGATTCAATAAGGCTGCTAATGTTACAACCTTTACGGTTCCATGGCATTATGGTTCAGACATCGAAGTCTTCGTTGCTGAGCAAGGGCCATTCCAAGGTAGAGCAGCTAAGCCTGTTGGTGTTACTCAGCAGTTCACTAGCACTAGCTCCACACTAATCACCATAAAAGGTGACTGGAGTCAAACAGATCTGGTTGTTGGTTATCCTTTTGAGATGAAGGTTGAGTTCCCAACCATCTTCATGTCAAAGGAGGAAGGACAAAGGGTCATTAGTGACACCCGCTCTTACCTCACTGTTCATCGAATCAAGATGCAGCTTGCTGACATTGGTCTATTCACGATGACTGCTTCAGCACCTAGCAAACCTGATCATATCTATCAATGGGAGATGAGCCCTGGAGACATATATCAAGCTAACACCCATGAGGTACTGCCGACTGTCTTCCAGACCATCCCAGCATATGAGAAGAACCTCAACTTGAACCTGATTCTTACCAGCTCTCACCCTACACCAGCAGCTCTACTGAGTATGGAATGGGAAGGAAAGTTATCCACCAAATCATATCAGCGTGTCTAAATACATCTACCCTTGTACTAAAGAGGCTGCCATTGAGGTGGCCTCTAATCTACGTCCAGATGACCGCAGAGAGATCGAAGAGGGCCACGGGCATGATCCCATGGAAGCCCTCCTTCAAGGGGCTTCTGAGTCCTCCTCGGTCTACTTCCGCGTACCAGACGGCAGGATTGCCGGACTGGCTGGTGTCTACCCCAACGGTGCTATCTGGATGATATGTACCCCCGCTATTGAAGACTTCCCCATGACCTTTGCTAGGGAAGCTAAGAGGTTTATTGAGAGCAGAGAGGAACCACTTCTCTGGAACATTCTAGATAAACGAAATACTGTTCACTTCAAACTTCTTAAATTCCTGGGCTTTAAGTTCCTGAGAGAGCTACCCCATGGACCTAATAACTTACCCTTTATAGAGTTTTGCCGTGTGCGATCCAGTAACCGCAGGAGTAGCAACATTTGCTAGCGGAGCATTGGGTGCTGTTGGACAGCATTCACAACAACAAGCTGCCTATCAAGATCAACTTGATGCTACCAAAAGGTCAAACAGACAAGTAGCAAGAGAATGGGACTATACCCTTAAAGAACGAGACAGGGATTGGTCTAATCAACTTACTATATGGAATGCTAAGAAAGCTGAGTACGCTCAGACCTTAGATGAAAACTATGGTGCTGCTCAACGAGCATATGAATCAGAACAGATTCGATTGAATGAAGCGTATGCATCAGCTGCCTTTGCTCAACAAGATCAACTAGCACAGATGCTTGGAGCTCGTGGTAGTAACGCTGCTAGGGGTGTCTCTGGACGTTCTGTTGGTAGAGCAGATACAGCAATACTTGGAGCCTTTGGTAGGAGTAATGCACTTATTGCACAGAACCTTACCAGTGCTAGGAACCAGATGATTCGGTCTAATTACGACACCAGTAGGGAACATGATGCAGCAAACATGAGGGCATGGAGACAAGTTCAGTTTGCTCCACAACCTACGACTGCACCTGTTGCTCCAATGCTTAACCAAGCTCCTAGGAATCCTGGTAGCTCTGGTCTATGGATGGGTCTTGGACAAGCTGCTCTCAGTGGCTTTGGTACTTATGCAAGCATGAAGGCACCGAAGGCATACGATAACAACATGTTCAATAAAACAAATCCCAACGGTTACAACGGCTTTGCCATTAATGGTAATCTTTGGGATGGACAGGCAATGAATACCCCCATGTTCAAGAATGCCTTTAGTACTCCACTCAACTTTGGTTGGAGTAATAACACCTTCGGTATTGGTGGAAGATGAATCAAGCTCAATATCAGGGATCAGCTAAAGCTAAAGGCTTTGCTCCAGTTGACAACGGTTCAGCTATCCCTGCTCTAACTAATGAACTGAATCGACAGCAGCAGGGACTTATAGCTGCTAACCAGTTCAACCTACGCCAGATGGATCGCTACGAACGAGTAGCTGATACCAACGCTGCTATTGAAAGACAGTACGGTGTAGAGAATCTTAAGTCCCTAGCTGCTTTTAGTAAGACTGCTTCGGATCTCTTAGTACAAGAGACTGAGCGTAAGAACGAACGAGACATGCAGGAAGGTCTCTCCCTGGCCTATATGGATGGGATCGATCCTGCAGAGCAGATGGCATTTGACATTGCTGAGGATCACCTGAAGACCACAGATGATGGTATCCAGAAGATTGGTGATGCTGCACAGGCATCAGGTCAAGACTTCCTTGGTGTCCATAAGCTCCGTGAACTGAGTGGTTGGAAAGCCTATGGCTATGCCCAAGGTATTGCTGCTAAGGCACCTGCTGCTTATGCCAACTTCCTTGCACAAGTAGAATCACAGATTGACCCTGAGATGCCTGTAGCTGAGAAGGCTGCAATCCTTGCACAGAAGCGACAGGAGTTCTTCAGTCAAACTGGGATGCTTGGTATCAACCCTGCACTCCTTAATAAGTATGCCTTCCCTGGTATGCGTGAAGCTGACAGTGTTCAGCTGAATCGTTGGAGACAAGCAGAGACTGCTCGTGTACAGGATGGCTACATTGCTGAAGCACAGGAAGTACTTGGTGCTGACCCTGTAGGTAATACACAGAAGGCAATGGATCTTCTGGTTAGGTCTGGTAAGTTCACCAGGACTTCTGCTCGGGATGCAATCTTCAAGATGGCACCTGACATCGATACCTTCGATGCAATGGCAGGTCAAACCTCATGGGATGGTAAGACCACTTGGATGGATAAGTATCCTCTCCAGATGGCACAACTCCGTCGTGAGATGATCCGTCAGGAGAACCAAGACTATGAAACAGATAAGGCTGAACTAGCACTTGAAGGTAAGCGTTGGGCTGATCAGGTTATTGAGGAGTGGGAACAGAACCCTCCCAGTGCTGACCAGATCGAAGAGTTCAAGCGTAAGATGGATGATGACTTCGGTTACATCGATCCACGTCTTGAGCGTTGGACTGCTAGGTCTACTGATGCTGAAGCTGCTTCTTACTATAAAGACTACTTCGATAAGATGGATCGAGCAGGACGGCTTACTGTTGCTGAACTGAATGATCCTAGTGTTCCCTCCAGTGTTCGTGACTCTTACCTCGCTAAGGCACAACAACAAGAGAAGGCACGTAAAGAAGCACCTGAGTTCAAAGCCTACGAGAAGGAGCTAGAAGAGGGCCTTAAGCGTGTAGCTAAGCAGCAGGGCCTAGAGCCTAGTGCAGCGGGCTTAGAGCTTGCTACAGCAGCCGCTAAGAGCGACTTCAATCGTTACTTCATGGATGCTATTAAAGGTGGTGCTTCTGCTTCTGAAGCTGCTCAAGCTGCCTACGCTAAGGTTAACCAAGAGATCCTTAAAGGAGAACAAGGTGTAGGTAAGTTCAGGTTTGATGCTAGAAATCAAAGCTTCCCTGGTGTTATCCCTACAGCTACTGCCTCTTCCTGGTCTGCTCACACCAAGGCTATTGCTCAAGCTGTGAAGACCAATAAGGTAGCTGCCTTGGATCGTAATGCTTTGATCCCTAAAGCAACCCTGGAAGATGCTATCAAGAATGTCAATAACCCTGGTTATCAAGTCCCCCCTATTGCTCAGTACATCTCTGATCTCTTTGGTGGTACTGTCTCCCCTTGGGAAGTACTGAACCGTCAAGCTGCAGCACAAGGTCTAGGACAACTACCTGTTAACCCTAGGTTCCAACAAGTCACTCAGGGTATGACCCCTGCTATGACTCGTCTGCTGAGCTATAAGCCTTCCTATAACCGTGTTGCCAGAGCCTATGCTAGTACTGGTAACTTCGACCCTAATCGTATCCCTCGTGGTTACGGTAATGTAGTCCTCCAAGCAGCACAGAAGTACGGTATAGACCCTGCCATCTTGGCTGGTGTTATCGAGACTGAATCTAACTTCACTAACCATCAATCTGCTAACAAAGCAGGTGCTGTAGGTATTGCACAGATCGTTCCTAAGTGGCACCCCACTGTGGATCCGACTAATGCTAATGCTTCCATCATGTATGCCGCTAAGTACCTGTCTGAATTACGACAGCAACTGGGCAGTATGGATGAAGCAATCTATGCCTACAACAGTGGTCCTGGTTTGATTCGTCAGTCTGCAGAGAACCGTGCCTATCACCCCAAGGTGATGAAAGCTGCTGCTAAGTATGGCTTTAATCCTACTGGTAATCCCTGGTCTAGTCCTGCTCTACTGAACCCTCGTCTTGCCTATGTAACTGGCAACATCGGTCCTACCTCTACTGGTCCTCACCTTGATGTGAAGAGAGCAGATGGTGGTAACTTCTCACCCACAGCACTTGATAAGTATGTGGTCGTAGATGACCCTGAGTATGGTCGTGTACCCCTCAGCCGTGTTGGTACATCAGACGGACAAGCAGAACACAGAGCACGTGGTTCACACGGTATTGACTACCGTACAGCCAGTGGTTCCAAAGTATATCTCAAAGGTGGTGCCAAACTCGTTGGTTCAGTCAAGACTGAGCACGGAGATAAGGTAACCATTCAATTGCCTAATGGGCAGAAATACACATTCTTACACGGTAGACGTGCGTAATGGATTACGATCCAACCCCTCAAATGTACACACAGACTCCTCAAGCAGTTGATGAGTATGCGTTGAATAAACAGCTCCAAGAGAGCCAAGCTCTGGAAGATGAGCGTAAGCGACAACAACAAGAAGACCTGGCTATCCAAGAGATGGAAGCTCAGGCTCAGCAACAAGAGCAAGCTGCCCAACAGCAGATGCAGCAAGGGCAGAACGATATGTTCGCTATTGGCAACGTTGGTAATAACCTTCGTAATGCTGTAGAGGTACCTACTGCTGTTGTCGGTGGTCTTATGGACTTTGCTGATGACACTGTAGAAGCTGTCGGTAACCTTGCTGGTCAGGACTGGGAGTTTATCCCTGATGATTGGGGTCCTCAAAATAAGACACCATGGGGTAAAGCACTCCGTTCTATTGTCTCCTTTGTAGGTCCTACCATTGGTCTTGGATCTCTTACTAAGTCTGGTATTGTCGGGCTTACTAAACTTGCAGGTATGAGTCATGCCTCTAAGGCAGTCAACCTGATTGGTAGTCTTGGTGTTGACATGGCAGCTGGTACAGCTGTTGATGTTATCAACCGCAATACTGAAGGAGACAACCTAATCCGTACACTCAAGGATAGCTTGGGTGATTCGATGGGTTTCATTCCTGATGACTGGGCTACTCTGGATACAGATAGTCCTGATGTTAAAAAGAAGAAGAACATCCTTGAGGGTGCAGGTCTTGGTCTCCTAGGTTCCATCATTGAAGGTGGAGTTGCCTGGGCACGTTCTACTAAGGGACTAGCTCCTGGTGTGGAGTTTATTCCTAAAGATGATGTTGCTAAGAAAGGATTCCAGGAGATCACTAACAAGTCTCCTGTACCTAAGTCTGAGCACCCGATGATTGACCGCATCCTTAAAGATGCTGACTATGCTCAGAAGGGTCTTGATGAAGGTGCTGTAGTTGAACTTAGCACGAAGTACGGTGGTGACATCAATGCTGTCAATGACTTCAACGCTCGCATCCATACCCAAGTAGCTGATGAATCTGAGTCTCTGCCTAAGGTAGTACGCCCTGATGGTGTACCCCAGATGATGGTAGACAATGCTCGCATCATGGCTAATGAGGGTACAGTCGATGGTCGTATGTCTGAGTTCTTCACCAATCCTGCCTTGCGTGGGATGGGCTTTGATGACATCGAATCACGGAAACTTGTCAAGGTTCTTGATGATCGAATCAAGGCACTAGGTAACTTTGAAGCTAAGCTACCTAATGGTCGGATGATGACTAACAAGGAAATCCTTGGTGCAGGTGATCTACTTGCAGCAACGATCCTTGATCCTCGTATGACTGGTAAAGATCTCCACCGTCTCTTTGATGGTTTTGATCTACGTGATATTAAGACTGTTGGTCCTGATACCCGTGTACGTTACATCACTGATGAAGCACGGGTAGCAGCTGAGAAGTCACTGAAAGAACTGAAGAGCTTGTATCTGAATATGGATACTGCTCGTGCTTCTGCCTACTACCAAGCCTCGATTGCTGGGCGTATCTCTGATGAAGCTACAGCTGCTCGTGTGATGGGTGACGACATTGATGTCACTGAGATCCAAGAGAGCATCATGGAGAAGATGGAAGCTCTCTGGTATGAAGTAGAGATGAACAAGTCTATTGCAGGCTGGGCTCTACAGAACCAGAAGATCTACAGTGAGATGGCTAAGGCAGGAGACAATAAGTCTCTGAAGAAGTTTGCTGATAAGGCAAAGATTGACTTCACCACTAGGATTCGTTCTAAGGCTGAAGGTCATGCTGCCTTTGTCGATACTATCCTCAATATCAATAAAGCTAATCCTGAGTTTGTTAAGCCTTTGATGAGGGCTTATGAACTAACTAACGGTGATGTGAACTCCATCCACAAACTCAACAAATACATGGAGAATGTGTTGGGTGTTGTGAATAAGGCATTCATCGATGGTGAACCACAGATCCCCAGTCAAGTTGTACAGGGTCTCTTTAGTACGTTCTATAACCTGAAGCTCTCTAGCCTGATGACACCTGTCAAGGCTATGGCAAACAACTTTGCATTGCTGCTGATGAAGCCTGCCAATGTGATGCTTGGTGCTGCATTGAGAGGTGATGGTCAGACCTTACATCGTGCCTGGGTGCAGTATGCCACTCATATGGATACGACTGTCAGAGCATCGATGGATTATATGGGTCAGGTCTTCCGTAAGGTATCTGCTGATCCTAAGTCCATGCAGACTAGGACTGATTTCATTACGACCAACAAAGAACAACTCCAACTTGCTAGAGAGTTTGCTGAGGCAGAAGCTGCCAAAGGCCACTACTCAGCAATGATGAAGGTGAACTTTGTAGACATGATGGAGAAGATCAATAACTGGCCTGGTGTCCGTTATTCGATGAACTTCATGGAGAGTGGTGATGCTTTTGTGAAGTCCACCATTGCTATGGGAGAGGCTCGTGGTAGGGCATACGATGAACTACTGCAAGCTGGTAAGCCTATTACTGGTGATGCTGTCCAGAAGGCTGCTGATGACATCTACAGAAAGATGTTTGATGCTGATGGCATGGTGACTGATGAAGCAGTTAAGTATGCTTCTGGTGAGATTGCAATGAACTTGGATACACCATTGTCTTCCAAGCTTAATGACATGATTGCTAATGCACCTCTGTTGAAGACTGTGATTATGTTCCCCAAGACTTCTATGAACGTCTTGGAATTTACACATAAACACTCTCCTCTTTCTGTCTTCATGGGTGAGTTCCGCAAGATCGGTACCCTTAAAGAGGCAGATGAGATTGCACAGTACATGGCTACCAAAGGTCTAACCTATACGGAAGCTAACTGGAATGCATATAAGGCTGAGGTACAAGGTCGTGTTGCTATGGGTACCGCTATCTTGACTGGTGCAGGATGGATGTTTGCTCAAGGTAATCTGACTGGTAATGGTAACTATGATAAGCAAGTTACTAAGTTCCAACAGAATGCAGGAGAGAAGCCTCTGAGGTCCTGGAAGGGCGCTGATGGTAAGTGGCGTAGTTATGACGGCATTGAACCTATAGCCACCTTCATGGCGCTTGCAGCGGACATTCTGGAGAACCATGACACACTTGGTTCTACCAACAGTGAGAACCTTCTTCAGAAACTTGGTTATGCCTTATCCATGAACCTGACTAATAAGTCATTCATGCAAGGTCTCCAACCATTGACTGAACTTCTCAGTGGTCAACCTGCTGCTATCTCTCGGTGGGCATCTAATACTGCCAGTGTTGGTCTCTTTAACCAGATGGCACGGATTATGAATCCTGGTCTACGTGAGGTTGATAGTGACCTACAAACCATGCTTCGTAATAAGTGGGCAATCCTGGATCAAGTTGGTCTTGGTAAGCCACTGCCTCATAAGTATGACTTCATTGATGGCACCATTGTTGGTAGAGAAGATCCGTTGACTAATGTCTTCAATAACCTCCTTCCCTTTAAGACGAGTGCTAACCCATCTCCTGTTAAGCAGTTCCTGATTGATACGGAGTTTGATGTACAGCCTTCACTGAAGTCTTCCTTGAAAGGAGCCACATATGATGTCTTCCAACGTTCCCGTCTTGCTCAGATCATGGGTGAGTCTGGTTACTTCCGTGAAGGAGTAGCAGCGTTGATGAAAGATAAACGTGTTCAACAAGACCTAGAGAACATTCGTAATGCCAGACGTGCTGGTATTACTAGCGACACAGCAGACCTAAGTAACTCGTACACCCACATTGTTCTACGTAGACTGCTAACCCAATCCGTTAACCACGCTAAGCGTCAGCTTGCTCAGGAAGTACCTGACATCCGTATGGAAGAGCTGAAGGCAGCACAGGTTAAGCGACTACAGAAGGGCAGTAATTACGCTCCTATCTTACAATTGCAGAACAAGTAATGACCGTATGTGATCGCGTACAGATCACCTATAAGGGTGACGGCACAACAAAGCTATTCACGTTCCCCTTTACATACATGCATCCAGAAGATGTGGATGTGTACTTGTGGGACGATACAACTAAAGACTACAAG